TCGATGTTTACTCGCAGGGGTACAATCCTACCGGCTCCGAACAAGGTGCTGACGAATCCGCAGCGGCTGGTAAAAACCGCGTGCAGGACATGGATGGCGGCATCCGTGACATTGGTTTTAGCAGCTACGCTGAAGACGATACCATTGGCATTTGGTTGGCTGGATTTACACACCGCAACTGCAAGTACACTAATTTAAATTTTCGCGGTTACAGTTCGTTCACCAGCAGCCACATCAGCGGCACACCAAACGACTCAAGCAAGGGGATGTTTGGGATTATGCTGAACAGTGGCAGTGCAAATCAAAGCCGCACGCTGGGTGACGATTTAAAAATCACGAACAACACGTTTGAAGCGTGTTACGCGGGTGCAGTCATTACCGGCGACAGTCAGGGGATTGTGTTCAGTGAAAACCATTTGAAGTTTAATCGCTTTGGGGTTCGCTTTAATGGGCTGCACCACAACATTGCGAACAACCGATTCGATGGATTTACAACTGCAACACAAACTGAAGCGCCTCATCGTATCGGTGAAACAGCGATTTATTTGCGCTATCCGGTTGGCTGCATCATCAACGGAAACAGCATTGAACACCAGCAGCGTGCAGTTGAGTTGTACGGCACGACAAACGTCAGTGTTAACGGCAACTCGGTAACCGTTCCCGATCCGGCTGGCCGAACCGGAACCGTTCACGACTACACACAGGCGCATGGCTTCGTTGTTCACGCGACGGCTGTTACTTACACGTATGCGGAAGACGGCGATGGCGATGCATACCGGCACAACGCTGGGCTGCTGGTCACCGGTAACAACTGGAAATACAACGACTACACACCGGCAACATATTCGCCGCTGTACATTAACGGTCTTACCACAAACCAAGTTTTTGGGTCAGCTTATGGTAATGGCAGTTGGCCAACCAACATAGCAATTGAAACACTGCGTACTGACAGTGCGTCGAACCCAAATCACAGTCAAAATTTTGTTGTAGATGAAAACGGGCTGAACAAAATACATACTGTTTTTACTAACAAGGGACTGCACACTGCGCGTAATTACGGGTTGTTAAGTATTGAAGATTGTTACGGGATTGCGCGTGGAACAATTACCACAGCGGACGGTAATTACATTGTAATATTGCCAAACCCAAAGCTGAACGATGCGCCCAACCACCCAATGCTATCCGGCAACAAGTTTGATTTAAGCGTCACATCAACTACTGCATTAGATTCGGGGGCTACAACAGTTAAAGTCCGAACTGGTTCAACAATTACCGGATTAGGCAAAGCGAATGAAGGAGGTGGTGACAATCGCCTAAAAGTTACCACTGGCACAATGCACGGATTGGAAGTTGGTGACAAAGTTGACATCATCGATGTTTCAAATACCGGCGAATCCAGTGGAACTTTTACCGCGGAACACACAGTTGCTGTAGTTGATAATTCAACACAATTTACAGTTAACACTGTAATCAGCGGTGCAATTAGTGCGGCAACTTCAAGTGGCGTCATGGGCGCTGCACTTACTCAAAATGGTTTGGTAACAAACTTAAACGCCACCAGTGGCTCGTCCACAATTGTTAGTGAAGTTTCGCTTTATGCAGGAAGCAGCGCACACGCGTTAAAAACATTTAGCGGCATTACGTTGGACAACATTGCTGGCGAATCCGGTCATTACGTAATCAAATGACGAAACTCGAAATAGCTAATTACGTTGGCGAAAAGGTGCATAGCACTGACAGCGATAGCATCGCCGTTTTCAAGCAGTTCGTGGATCGTCGTTACGAGATGATTTGGAACGCTGAGTTGTGGCGTGAATCGATGGGAACGTACAGCACCAGCGTGGGCAGTGGGACAAGTGTCATTGACCTGACAATTGAAATGGATTTTCCAGTGTCTGCGTATTGGGATGAGCGCGAAATCACACCGGTTGATTACCAGCGTGTATTTCAAATTAATCCGGCTTTATTGGATGAGAGTGGGACGCCAACGGACTTCATCGTATTAAGCAAATCGGTGAGCGCCAGTGGGACGCGGCCACGGATACAGTTGATCCGCGTACCGAACGAAACGAAAACGCTGCTGGTGCTTGGGAAGCTGGTGGTCACACCGCTAACCGATAACGACTCACCGACGATCAGTGGAATTGATAACGCGTTAGTGACGTATGTGGAGGCTGATGCGCTGGAGTATTTGCAGCAGTACGCGAAAGCACAGGCGAAGTTGCAGGAGGCAGGGGCGCACATGCAATTGATGCGCGACATGGAAAAAAATCAGTCTGCACGAATGATCCAAGTCGTGCCGGATGTTGAGGTGGCATGGACACAAAATGATTTCCGATAATGCCACGCTATGCATCCAATCTGCTTGATGAACCGCTTGTTTTTGACGACACGATTACGTTCATGGGTGGGCAAGTCAGTGATGTCCGTCCGAATCTCCTAAACAAAAACCAATACAGTGACGGCAAGAACATGGACGTGGACACGTTCGGTACTGTTATCACTCGTAAAGGCACTGAAAAGCATCCCAGCACAGCACTTGGAACAGCCATACAAGGCTTGGCTTATTATGACAAACCAGTGTCCACGCTTGAAAAGCTGGCGTGTTTGTCCAATGGAAAACTGTATTTAGCTGGTGCAAGCGATTCCAGTTGGACGCAAGTCACTGGCTCAAATAGTTCATTCAACACCAGCAACATGGTGGACATGGTTCAGTTCGTGGACAAATTGTTCATCGTCGATGGGGCCAGCAACTTGCGGTACTACGATCCTGCTGCCTCTCCTGTCATTCAGCAAATTGCTGATCCAACTGGTGAAAATGCTATAAGTTTAATCATGGACGGGCTGGTATCGCATGCTAACCGGCTGTTTGGTTTTGGTGTAAACGGTCAGGAAAATGATGCGATTATTCATAGCGGAATCATTGCAGCAACAGCTACTGCTGATTGGTCAGTAAACCAGCAGTTCCGAGTCGGTGGTCATAGCGGTGATCCGGTCGTAGCGCTGTACAGTTGGGCGAACAGTAACTTGGTCGTTTTTAAGGAGCGTAGCATTTACACGGTATTTGCTGACCCGTCGCTACTAGTGTCTGCTAATTATCCGATCACACAAATCAGTGACCGGTTTGGCTGCGTGGGTCGCCGGTCAGTTGCGGGTGTAGGCGGCGATGTGTTTTTCCTGTCACGTTTCGGAATCATGTCGCTGGGGCAAATCCTTAACGGCGCACAAACGATTGTTGACCCCCAACCTATCAGCACACCGATACGCGATTACATCGAGCGGATCAACTGGGATCACGCGTCAAAAGCATGTGCGACGTTTTGGAACAACCGATACTTACTTTCAGTTCCCATCGATGCCGCAACTACCAACAACTACACGTTTTGTTTTAATACAATTACCAGATCCTGGTCTGGATATTGGACGGGCTGGACGCCAAGCGTGTATTCCGAATCCGGATTTGGCGGGGCGCTACGACTTAACTTTGGCCAGCCGGATGGCAAGGTGTTGAAGTGGCTGGAGTACGTTCCGCAACAGGACGAAACGGATGCGACGTTTAAGGACGATAACGTCGTTTATCCGTCACACGTCACGACTCGCGGGTTCGTATTTCGTGAACAACTAAACGACAAAATAGGTCGTAACGCTGAATTTGAATTTAACAACAGCCGTGCGCTGGTGGACGTGTTCCAAATACGGGATGACGTGGAACCGGAGCAGCGGCTGAACATTGAAAAAATTGACACGGCTGCTGGCAGTGGCGTGGTGCTACCGAAGGCGTTGCCTTTCATGTTCGGTCAAACTGAAGTGGTCAAAAAAGCCTACTCGACCGTCAGTAAAGGGACTTTCAATCAAGTGCAGTTCCGCGTCGAAGCGGAGCAAAACAAAATCCAACTGCGAGGAGTGAAATCAAGCGCCATAGTCATGGGGCTGGACGCTGAAAAAGCGTAGCTAGAGGGACGTAAGACGATGTGTAAGATTTTGTTTCATGGAACTGCTAGACAAAATGGTCGTTGTAAGACCGTTAAAGGACAGGGACGAGTTGATTCGGCTGAACACGGAAGCTGGTTGGGACGATCATTCGCCGGTTTTGCCGACGCATGTGTTCGACAAGTCAGGCGAATTAGCCGGATACGCGAGTGTTGGTCAGTTAACCACCATCAATACGTGGTTTCACACTAAACGTATGAAGGCAAGGGACAGTATAATTGCGGTTAGCGCATTGGAAAACATGACACGATTAAGTGGAAGTGGCGGGATATTGGTTCCGTTAAGTGACAAGTCACCGTTTTTGCCGGTGATGGGGCGCTTGGGGTATCACAACTTGGGCAAAGCCAACATGATGGCAAAAGTATTTTAGCACTATGGGATGTCGAGACGAACCCGATTATGGCGCAGCGGCACGCGAAACAGCGGCTGCTGATATTGAGACGCTTGAGGCGCGAAAAAAAATGGATCGCTTGGCACGGCTGGGCGAAAAAGGACTTGTCGAATACAAGGACGCGTCAGGCAAAAGCAAAGTCACTGAAGCTGATTTTACCGGCATTGGTGACATCGACTTGTCCCGTGCTGATTTGGATTACTACATCGAAGCCGCTGACCGAATTGCTGAAGCTGGATTAGCGAGTGCTGAAAAGTATGGGGTTTCGGTAGTCGAACAACGTCGCCGCGAACTGGAAGCAGCCGATCCGGAGGGGTTCAAGATGCGGCAGGACATGGCTAAAAAAATCATGGAGGGGCCGGAAAAGTATTTCACCCAAGCTGCTGAAGGCGCGATACGAGGAACACGCGGCGCACAAGCTGCACGCGGAAACTTGTTTGGCAACGCGCCAGCATTGCAGGAGGCGATGGCTGTTGGCGACGTGGGGTTCCGGATGTACCAGCAGCAAATTGCTAACATGGGTGCGTTTGGTGCGGGGGTGGCTCCGACAGCGCAGTTCGGTCAATTGAGCGGAGCGCAACAAGGCGCTGCACCGTTTCAAGGCACGGGTATCCAACAGTCCAATGTCGGTGTGATGAGTAACAATCAGTTCGCACAAACTGCTGGAAATATTTACGGAACCCAAATGCAACTAGCACAACAGGGAAGTCCGTTTAGCCAAGTGGCTGGTATGGCTGCTGGGTTGGGGCTGACGGCGTTGACCGGCGGTGTTGCTGGTATGGCTGGGGGTGTGGGATTTGGTAAGGGAGTAGGCAATATTTTTGGGGTAACAAAACCAACGTAACATGTCGGAATCATTTTCAAGAGGGTTAGGGTTGGGCATGAATTTGGCCCGTGATGTACGGTCAGCAAATTTAGCTGCTGCTGAACGACGTGAGCGAAGCAAGTACCGTGACCGCGAGGATAAGCGTGCTGAACGATCATTGGAGCTTCAAGAGAATCGGGACAAGCGTGATGAACGCGCAAGCAAACGGAGCAAGCGCGAAAGCGATATACGTATTAAGTCGTTAAAAAGCGGCATGAAGCGGAGCCGTAAAAAAGACAAGTTACAGTCGAAAGAATCGAAACTGTCGCGGCAGTTGTTGGGAGAGCAGTTGCGATCTGCTAGACGAAAAAACAGGCAATCGAAAAACCCAACCATTAACAAGTTCCGCGAAAACGCTGCTGCGTTGGAAGACTATAAAAAAATGCTGCAAGCTGCTGACGCCAGACACGCAGCGCAACTGGCTCCGGTGTTGCAACAACTAAAAGAAATGGAAACCGGCGGTGCGATAATTCCGGAACAGTATTATAACACTGTTGAAGTGCGGGACAACATGATTAACCAGCACAAGGACTTTAAAGCCGGATTGGAACAAGCGTTTATGTCGGCAAGCAGTCAACCGCATACGGGTTCATATTCAATCAGACCGTTTCAAGACCCGTTTGGTGGCGGCATCAGCTACGGAGTCG